CAGGACATAAAATTAGCGATAGAAACACAGGCTAAACACTAGCTTGTGACCAGATGTGTCACTCGCTGTAGCTAGAAATCTACAGCAGGTGGCAACAGTCCTTAGAAATTAGGACAAGATTGGAATGGAACCGCCCTTTATCAAGTGGTAAAGTACATGTACTAGAGTGAAATAAAGTTTTTCATATGCGGGTATGAAGGATTACAACAGTGATAGTTTTAGAAATTAAGAAATTTGCGACCGACGAAATAGAAGAACGATTCGTCGATACTCTAGACGACATGCTCACGGAAATGCGATTCCTTGAGGAAGAGGATGACATGGTATACGTGCGTGCTACGTTGCTCTCCAAAGATCATACCGCCTCTGCGATTCTGAAAGAGGTAGAGGACCTCTCTAAGCTTTAAATCCCTTTGCGTATTTCCTGTCTAACAGGATTATCTAATCACGCTGCAAAATGGAGTAATGCCTACGAACATTACTCGCTCCGATGCGACAAGCAGCGTTCCCACCTTTGCCGAGCAGATGGTGGCTAAACTCCAGGCCGAAATACTAGCTGGCTCCGGCGGTGTTGTGCAAACGACCGTTGATGGTGTAACCGTCCAGGTATCACGCTCCCAAATGCTCAAAGAGCTAACTCGTTGGGAGAAGGAAGTCTATCGTGCTAATGGTACTCGCCCACTCTCACCCCAGATACAGTTGAATCATGCTTCAGATGATAGCTGACAAATTTCGCCAATGGCGAGGTGCTACGAATTTCGATTATGACGGGGCTAACACTTCGGATCGTCGGTTTGCGCCAACCACCAGACTCAAATCCACAGACCAAATCCTTACGCCGACCAAACGCAAGCGTTTAACCAACGCTGCGCGTGACCTACAGCGTAACTTTAGCGTTGCCGCCTGGGCGATCAGACGGCATCTAGATTACGTCAGCCGATTTAGCTTTGAGCCGAAGACCGGCGATAAAGGACTGGATGCTGAACTGCGAGCCCTCATGGAATGGTTTAGCAGACCGTACAACTGTGATGTAGCTGGTCGGCATAGCCTGCCAAGCCTTATCCGAATGGCTGAGGAACGAAGAACAGTAGATGGTGACTGCTTCTTAGTGAAGCTTTCTAACGGACAACTTCAGGCAATAGAGTCTGACCGAGTGCGTGACCCTGACAAAAATACCACTAACGACTGGGTTCACGGCATTCAGGTATCTCCCGGTGGTCGCTCAAAAAGAGTAGCCATCTGGCGAAGAGACGGAACAGGGGGTTACGACTTCGAGCGTTCAATCGACGCAAAGAATGTTTACCACCTCGCCTATTATCAGAGGTTTGACCAGATTCGAGGGGTTTCGTTATTAGCCCCGGCCATCAATACACTGCGAGATTGTTACGAGGCCTATGATTACGCCCTAGCAAAACTCAAAGTATCGCAGATGTTCGGCTTAGTTCTGAGCCGAGAGAGCTCGGGCGGCTTTAGCGATGTAACCAAGGATGACGATGTCACCGGAGGTTACAAAGTCGACTTCGGGAAAGGTCCGGTCATGCTGGACCTAGACCCAGGTGACGAAGCCTCCATCATTGAGAGCAAAAACCCATCAAACGAGTTTCAGAACTTCTCGCAGACGATGGTTAGCCTCAGTTTAAAAAGTCTCGATATACCGATGTCATTTTTTGACGAGAGCTTTACAAACTTCTTCGGCAGCCGCGCAGCTTTTATTCACTATGAGAAGGCTTGCAGTGCTAAGAAGGCAGCTCTAAGTGATTTGCTCGATCATATTACCGGCTGGCGCATGAAGCTATTCATCGCTGACGGGACTCTCAAATTGCCGGGCCGAATGACGTTGGGCGATTTGAACTGGGAATGGGTATCAGACGGAACACCCTGGTGGAATCCCTTGCAGGAAATCAATGCCGACATTGCGGCTATCAACTCGGGTCTTAAAACACGCAGCATGGTCGTTCGGGAACGTCATGGTAAAGAGTTTAGAGATGTTGTCGACCAGCTTCAGGATGAACAGGAATACATGGCAGCGGCAGGAATCATTGTTGATATGGCAGGCGTACCACTAGATGCCGACGAAGCGGGTGAAGAAATACAAAAACAAGCCATCGAAATTGTTGAGGATGATGACGAGTTATGAAAAAGAAAGTAGAAAGCGAAGCTCTGCGGTTTTCCGCTGGCGAAATAACTATTAACGAAATTGAAGGTGCTGAGAACGGTGCTACTGAGTACGAAGTAAGTTTGCTTGCTCGGTCCTCGGGAGCTATCGAGCATTGGTACTGGGGGCAACAGACGATCCATGACCTCGACGGCATGGAAGTCGCCCCCAAAATACCAATCGATTTCAATCACGATCCAGGTGAGGTCATTGGTTACCTGGATAGGTTTACCTCCGAGCCAGATGGGCTGCGTGTCGAAGGGAAGCTTATCAGCTTTTCTCAGGACGACCGAGCCGCCGACATCGCTCGCCGTGCAAAGGCCGGTATCCCCTGGCAAGCATCCATAAACTTTGGTGGAGATGGTATCACCGTTGAGAGTGTCCCCGATGGCGAAGAAGTATTCGTCAACAACAGACAATTCTCCGGGCCAGCCACCGTTATACGAACATTCCCTTTACGGGGAGTCGCCATCACACCTTATGGTGCTGATGCAAACACTGAATCTGTCGTGCTATCCAACCAGGGTAGCAGTTACCAAGTCGATTTTAAAGGAGAGACACAAATGTCTGACGAACAACAAGACGTTGCTGTTGAAGAGCCTGCTGTAGAAGCAGAAGTTCAAGAGCAAGTCGAAGAAGTCGTTGCAGAAGACGCTCCTGCTGAAGTCGAAGAAAACGAAGTAGTTGAAGCAGAAGAGCAAGCGGCTCCTGCTGACGCACAGCTATCCCAGGCTGACGGAAAACGCTACGTCGAATTGTTCGGTCAGCAAGGTGCGCTTTGGTTTGTTGAAGGCAAAAGCATTAACGAATGCTTTGGTCTACACATCGCAAATCTCGAAGAGGAAAACAAATCTCTTAAAGACGAGAACGTGCAACTAAAAAACATTGATCGTGGTGAGGACGCTCCACTGAGCTTTTCTAACTCCACGGACATGGATGATGACAAATCCGAACTTGCACAACGTGCTAAAGAACTAAAAGCCGCCGGAGTGGGAAGTGATTTCATCGCTGTTCAAGCCGCTCGCATTGAAAAACAACTCAACCGTTAATTTGAAAGGTAAATAATCATGGCAGATACTCCTGATTATGTAACAAGTGCAACTCTGCTTTCGTTCAACGAATCAGACCTTGCATTTGATGTTTCTGATGTGCTGGCCGATTCGCCAGTGCTTCGTCGCTTAAGTGCGTTCACCGTTCCAGGAACCCAGCTGAAGTACCAGCGCAAAACAGCGAACCCGGTGACGGGATTTAGGGCACTTTCTGATGGTATTCAGAACGATATCGCTACTTACGAACAAGTGAGTGTCGATCTGGCAATCGCTGATGGCTCGTTCAATATTGATATCGCCGCCGCCGAAGGTTATCGCCTTGGCCCCGCAGCGTACATTGCTTTGCAAATGAGAAATCATATGCAGTCGCTGATGTTCAAGATTGAAGGTGAGCTTATAAACGGATCGAGTGATGCAGCAGGCTTTGCCGGACTCGGTGATGAAATCGATGCCCTCGCAGATACCATGATGGTCAATGCGGCTGGTACTACAGCCGACACGGGTTCTAGCTGTTATTTGATCCGAACTGGATTTAACGATACGCAGGTTGCCTGGGGTAACGAAGGTGTGATTCAAGCCAAGGATACGACCATTGTCCGAACTATCGGTTCGAGCACTGGTACATTCCCTAGCTATTACACCGCTGTTACCGGCTACTGTGGATTAATCTACGGTAGTTCCTACAGTGCTGCTCGGATCTGTAACCTCACCGAAGACTCCGGCAAAGGATTGACTGATGCTTTGATCTCTCAAGCCATTAGTAAGTTCCCAGCCGGTCGTGGTCCTAACATGATTGTCTGTAACAGAAGGTCTCTGCAACAATTGCAGGCCAGCAGAACAGCCACGAATGTCACGGGTGCTCCGGCTCCTTTCCCGAACTCCGCATTCGGAATCGAACTTTTGACGACTGATAGTATCCCTAACGACCAGGCGATTATCAGCTAATGACGTTCGTTACCGACATCGAGAAGAGCTTTTCTTTGTTGCAATCCACCGCTGGAGTAGAGATCAAATACTCCAGGGGTGATCGCAACATTAGCCTCACCGCCGTACCCAGTGAAACTGATTTTCTTCAGGCAACTGGTGACGGTTACATGGAATCAATCGAAAGCCGGGACTTTATGTTTCCAGCAACACAATTGAATCTTGGTGGCGAAATGGTTCTTCCCGAACGTGGCGATACTATTACCGAAACCGTAAACGGGGTTGAACACACCTATCCGGTGACCAACCCAGGTGGTGCTCGGTATTACAAATACTCCGATCCCTACAGAAAGATTCTTCGAGTTCACACCAAGTGGACGAAGTGATATGCCTGATTCAAGTTTAGTAAAACTAGCAGATGCGTGCTTTAGCCATCTTTCAAGCCAATCACTTTCGATGTCGTTTACGACAAAGAAACTCTTCTTACCAGACTTTGAGCGCGAAGATCTTTCGGGGGTTGAAGTAAGCATATTTCCCCAGGGCCAGCAGTCGAGCATTAGTGCTCGGGACAGTGAACAATACATTTACACATTGAATGTAGTCATTCGCATTCCCGTCACGCCGAGTGCAACTCCTGATTTAGATGCGGCTCTGTATTTCACGGAGCAGTTAAAGGATTCATTACGTTTAACAAGCCTTGCCGGTTGTTCATACCAGGGTATCCAAAATGATCCTGCGTATGACCTTGAGGCATTGGTAGAACGCAATGAATTTCTATCTATTCTCACAGCAACTTATCTCGAAATAAGGTAAATAAACAATGGCTTATGTACTCGGGCTGAACGCTAAGTTGTACCGCTATGACGGCTCATCGACTTGGCATCTAATCGGCAACACGCGCGACCTTTCCCTTTCCCTTGAAAAAGCAACCGCTGACATCACGACTCGTGGTGGAGACGGATGGCGACAATCTGTTGCAACGCTTAAAGACGGTAGCGTTTCTTTTCAAATGGTTTATGACACTTCTGACGCTAACTTTACAGCGTTGCAAACAGCGTTCATGTCTAGTGATGCGGGCGACATTCTCTTTGAAGTATTTGATGGTGATCGCACAACTAGCGGTACGCAAGGCTTGGAAGCACACTTCACCATTACAGGCTTTAATATCAACCAAAACTTAGAAGAGGCAATGACTGTCGATGTAACGATGCAGACTGCATATAACGCAACTGCACCGACATGGTCTACCATTTCTTAATTTTTACGGGGGCGTAAACAATGGCTAATTTTAGCGATAAAGACGGAAGGAACTGGCAAGTCAATCTTAATGTTCACAGCATTAAGCAAATCAAGCAGATCCTTGAGATCGACCTTCTAGATGAGAAGGTTCACGAGGTTTTGCAACGGATTGCTGATGATGTGGTCCTAGCGGTTGATGTGTTGTACCTAGCTCTTAAAGAGCAATTAGATACAGCTCAGATCAGTGATGAAGAGTTCGGCAAATCCTTGGGGGGCGACTGTCTAAACGAGGCAGTTGGCGCGCTTGTTCAGGCTTTGATAAATTTTTACCCGAATCCACAGAAGCGCGAGTTTCTAAAACGGCTTTGGGAAAAGAGCACGAAGCACATGGAGAAAACAAACCAGGAAATGCTGAACATGCTGGAGGACGAAAGGGTCGAGTCGACAATAGCAAAGAGGATAGAGGAAGCGAAGGAGCAAGGTATCCAGGACGCAATCTCTGGGCTGAGCTCTACAGGCTTGCCGGATTCCTCGGAGTCGATCCCAGCCCCCTTCACCTTCCGTGAACTCGCCTGGATGAGCCAGGGACGTTTAGAGCAGGAGTGGTGGCACACGAGCCACCTCCTAGCTCTGCACGTAAACATGAACCGCCGGAAGGGATCGAAAGCAAGACATCCCAAAGAGTTCCATCCGTTTCTTCGTAAAGAGAAGATACGGCCTAAACAAACCGGAGATATATCGTGGCTTAAAGCATTGTTACCCCAGGGTCACCCTGCAAGAAAGAGTTTCGAACATGGCAAGCCTAAGATTTTTCGAAAATGGGGGAAGCCCAAACTATCGGGCCCATCAACGATGGGAACGGCGGCTAATGCCATCGTCCATAAGGCGATGCGTGGTGCAGGGTCTGCGATGTACAGTGGCTTCAATATGTATGCCAAATTTAATCGCATCCACGTTAATAATTCGAAGTACGAACGCCGGGTAGAACGTGCGTATCGTATTCTTCTTTTTAAGTTCGGTAGTTCCGTACGCTCTGCCTCTCGGAGGCGAATGGGACAACAGAGTCGCCGTTACTGGGTACGTGATAAGGTTTGGTGGAACGGTAAGAAGTATCGTTCGTGGCGTTATTCCGACCCATTGAAATCTCCATATTCCCATAAGCGGATGCTTAAGAGCTCAGTTGCTTTCGCTGTGGAGCTTAGACGAAAGAACGTGGTCGTTGGTCCACTCCAGCATGCTCAAAACATTGCCCCACTATTAGAGTATGGAGGCAAAAAGAACATCCTCGTTAATTGGAAAAAGTCTCAAAAGGGTCGACTGATCATTTCGAAGAAGCGTTCGGAAATGAAACGCAAGGTCGTTAACTACAAACCCCGCCCGTACATGCGACCTGCGTTACATAGCGTGATTCAAATCACACTGCCGACATTGCTTAAGAAATCAACCCTGCCGCAATATCTGAAGAATGTTTTCTACCAACGAGCTACAGGTGCGTCTCATAGCTACGGCGGTGGAAAGTATGTGTAAGGAAGCGTAATGCCAAGTCCAAATTCAATTCGTGCAGGATCAGCTTTTGTCGAACTGTACGTTCGGGACAAAGTAACGACAGGACTAACCAAAGCTGCGGCCTCGTTAAAAGCGTTTAGCCGGGTAGCAGACCGTGTCGGCATGCAGATGATGCGAACCGGTGCGATGATGGCCGTGCCGATTGCAGTCGCCGGTAAAGCGTTCATGGACTTTGAGCATCAAATGGCCGAAGTATCTACTATGATCGACCAACCCAGTGCCGGGCTCAAGCACTTGGGCATGGGCGTGCTGAAGGCTTCCGTTCAATTTGGTATTGCGACAGACGACATTGCAAAGGGTCTGTACAACATTCTCTCCGCTGCTGTCCCAGCAGAAGATAGTTTACAACTGCTAGGCACAAGCTCACGAGCGGCTGTGGCCGGTCTTTCTAGTGTAGCCCAGAGTGCCGACACTATTACTGGGGTGTTAAACGCTTATGGCCTAGAGGCATCTCAGGCCGAACGTGTCAGCGACATTCTCTTTACTACCGTTAAACGAGGTAAGACAACCTTTTCCGAAACTTTCAAACAACCTGGGTAAGCTAACAGCTATTGCCGCTACCGCCGGTATTACCATGGAGGAAGTTGGCGCATCGATTGCCACTGTTACCAGGAATGCGATTCCCACTGACATTACCATTACAGGGCTACGCCAAGCGTTTTCGACCCTGCTAAAACCCGCAAGCCAGTCTGCCGAAATGTTTGAGAAAATGTTCGGTATGAAGATGAATTCAGACTCTCTCAAGAGCATGGGCGGGATGGTCGGAATGATGGAGAAGCTATCGACTCTGTCAAATGAGGAAATCGCTACTATCTTCCCCGACCGCCGTGCCTTAACCGCAATTCTTCCAATGGTTAGAAACCTAGAAGCACTTCGTCACGACATGGGATTGATGAACAATAGTGCTNGGGCCACTGAGGCAGCCTATGAAAAGATGACATCAACCTTAAGGCATGTGTTTAACACACTAGTTCAAAGCGGTAAGGCGTTATTTGTCGTCATCGGTGGAATCCTGGGCGATAGTTTCCGAGAGCTTGGGACAAACATCGAGAAAGTCTTTAGTCAAGCCGAATACTTTTTACGGCAAAACAAAGAGTTGGTAGTTAGCTTTTTTAAGTGGACGGGCATTTTACTAACAAGCGGGGCGGCATTAAAAGTGTTGTCGTTCGTGATCGGTGCGTTTGCTCCACTGATCAACATACTCACATCACTGCTTAACAGACTGGTTCTTGGCCCGCTGTTTATGCTCGGTAAGATGCTTCTAGTGATGTCGCCGTTGGTTCTTGCATTCGGTGGAGTAATTGCAATTCTGAACTACGCCCTTGGATGGGGCCTGAGCGTCTTCGACATGTTTGTTTATACAATCGTAGCGGCAGTAGCTGCTATAGCTGTGTACAAAACCGGGGTAATGATTGCATCATTGGTGACCACCTTGTGGACCGCCGCAGTCACAACACTAAAAATCGCAATGATGTTACTCACTAACGTATGGGTCGTTGCAGCGGCAGCAATTATCGGTGGGTTTGCCGCACTTGCTTATCAAACGGCTGTAACCGAAGGAACTTTCGTAGGATTTGGCGAGAGTACTAAAAAGACATTCACCAATATCAAGAATGATGCAATCACAGCGTTCGGCGCAATCACCGATGCAATGAAGATGGGCGATTTCGAAGCAGCAGCCGACATGGCGATCCTCGGCCTGAAAGCTATTTGGGGGAGCTTCTGGGCCTGGTTAAAGGACGGGTTCCGCAGAGTCAGTGACACGGTCACGATGACATGGTCAGACTTGAAAGATACTCTCGTTTCTCTCGGCCTCGATCTTTGGGGAGCTCTTGAAAATGGCTGGAGCCACTTCGTTGAGAAACTAATGAACATACTAAGCGTAGGGTTTCAGGTAGTAATCGAGATGTTTGCATCTATCGGGATGGCAGTGGCAAAAACGTTCCATTTCTTGACTGGCTTAGGGCCTTCCCCTAAAGAAATCGACAAAGCTTACAGCGACATGCGCAAAGACTTTGACAAAGGCCGAAAACAACGTTCGGACATGGCAAAAAGAGATCGGGACCAGACGGACAAAGAAATAGCATTAGCGAAAAGCCTTCTGTTTGATCCTCAGTTATCAAAAGACTTAGAGGCGAACCGTAAACAAAGATACGAAGAGGACATGTTAGGTGTTAGGCAGACCCGCTTAGAGATGCAAGCTCTTGCCGACGAAATCGCAGCAAAGAAGAAAGAGTTCGATGAGAATAAGCCTGAAATTAAACAAGGATTGTTATCCGACCCAGGGTCATATGACCGACCACTGGAGGAGTTCAGTGATGATTATATCGATAGCTTAGTAGACTCGGTAAGCGGTGGAGTTGGCGAAGAAATAGAGGACGCAAATCTTCCAGATATCGAAATCCCACAGCTAGACAACCTTAACACGAACCTTGGGGGTATGAACAGCGGTCTGAGCCAAGCCGCAGAGGCAATCGCGCTCGGCCAGCAAGGTGCATTTGGTGCTGCCTCTAATCTTCGAAACATCCAGGGAATCTTTGGCAAGGCTGCCAAGTGGGAGAACCAAGTGATCGACAAGCTCGATCAGATGAACGGTTACATGCGTTCCATTGATATGACCGAGAAGAAACAATTGAGGAACTTAACATGGTAGACATTACCGGCGTAACGGTAACCGAAAATATATCGTCACGAAGCACTAACTTAAGTCGTGATCCTTCTGTTGAGCTAGTGTACAACGCCCATGGGACAGAAGATGACATTAAGGTCACAACTGCGGTCGCTCAGGAGGCCCCAGCGGTTTATCGAGGTCTCAAGCGTAGCTCTATTGATGTTAAGCCTGTTGATTACAAAGTTTGGGAAGCAACCGTCAACTATTCGCTGGATGAGGATGAACGGTTCCAGACTGATATCTCATGGACTACTACCGGCAAAACGCAAAAAATATTCAGGTCATACAATACAGAATCGACTATAGACTTCGGTGGAAACCCGTGGCAAGGAGCTCCAGATTTTGGCGGTTTGATTAACTGTACTTCGGAAGGAGTTGAGGGGGTCGAGATTACGCTGCCAGTACTGAATTTTACGGAGTCTCACAAATACAAGCCGAGTGAAGTTGATTCCAATTTGATACAGAGCCTGTCACAGGCGACCGGCTCAATTAACAGCGACGGATTTAGAAACTTCACAGCCGGTGAGGTTCTTTTTAAGGGGATCTCTGGAAACACTTCAAATGATATAGTCACTATCAATTTTGAATTTGCGGTGGCCGAAAGTTGGACGTGGACTCACAACAATGTCCCCCACGTCATTGAAGGATGGAATTATTTGTGGTATTTCAACATTCCCCAAATGGATTTGCACACAGGATATACCGTACAGGTTCCCATGGCAGCATATGAGGAGAGGGTTTACCCATACTCAATCTTTTCCCAATTTGTTCCTTCTTTGGTTGGAATTCCTGACAACCCTCTGCCGGGTAACAAAGAAACAGAAGAAGCGGTTCCTGTGCCCGCGCCCGCACCCCCAATTCAAACTCCAGGTGGTGATATAGCATGACTCAAATACGACCAGCGACTCCCGGCACTCCTAAGCAGATGTCTGCCAACGAACACAACACAATGGCATCGGCTGTTAACTATGTCGTGGAAAATCAAAGAGAGCGTGGCGCAGTCATTCACAACAAACGCAACAATATCTTTTACCCTGTGTACGCAACACAATTTTTACGGTCCGGTTGTCTAGTACAACTAGATGGACCCATTACAAATATCAACTCAGGGAATGGATCAGCAAATTTTCCTACAAGTTCGTATACTTCGTGGATGACAAACGGTCAAACTGCTGCCACTGTGCGACTGGCAGCGGTCCCTGCGACCTATGCCAGTCCTGCATACGGAGATTCCACCAATAGCCAATGGTCAAACGGGTACGGGGTCTATGGTGTAGTCAACGATCCCATTATGAAAGGGTCTGTAGGCTACGTTCAGGTAGCCGGGATTTGTGCGGCACGAATTATTATTAACTCGCTCGATCACAATTTCTGTTGGCCTGCTGCGAACAACATCGATAACGGCCACGCTGGATCACTTACTTCTGGTTACGCTGGTCGACCCGGATATCAAATGTTCGGCAAGCCAGAGAAAACAGACGGGAGACCGTTTACTTGGGCTTACATACTTTTAAATCTAACCACCAGCCCCATGGCAACCAGAATCATGGGGAAGGTATATGCGAACTTCAATTCAAGTAGTTCAACCTTTCTTATGGTTGAACCGACTCCACTGAACGGCTTAATAACTCCCTCGTGGAAAGCAGCNGATTTTGGTGGAGTACCGGTTTACAACACGCTTCGGATGGAGGGTGTAACAAACTTCCGGGTGTTCGCTGAGTACAACGTCTGGCATGACCGCTGGGAAGCTTATGCAATCGAATGTGGGGATTAAGAAATGGCGTGCTGTCAAGGTAGCTGTGCTGATTGCTGTCTGGTTCAAGACGAGTTCGAACGTAATTCGTTAGAGACACTGACGTTTTCGAGCCAGTCTGGATATGGCGAAGACTGCGTTGTGACGATGACGGCTGACCCAGAGTACTGCCTTCCCGGAGATACGCTCGGCGGCACTTCAACGATGGATTATTACAAATATTACTACTACGTCGAAAGCGTTGACGATGACGAGCTAACGCTCAAGTTCTTGTACTCCGAAGGAGACTGGGAGTCAGCATCGCTAGACCCCGATCCCGAGACTCAAGGTATTTCATCGTTCACTGTACGCCGTTTAGGAAGTGCGTATTACACAAACACGACCGAACCGAACTACCTCTACGGTGTGACTGACGACGATTTTCTAGTGACTCGGGCCGGGAGCTCTTCTACCTTATTCTTCACCGATCTGGACGAGGTCAACTCTTTTTGGATAAACATGCAGGCTAAAGGCAAAGGCGATGCAAGCGCACCTGACTATCTTCGGATCAGAACTTTCTGTACAGCGACGGCATCAGTTTATAACGAGACTAAGCTGAAGTTCAGTGATTGCACAGACTGTGAGGCCGACTACCAGTTAGTTTCTACAGCGACTTACCCGTCAACTGAAGTCTGTCCCCCGAACATCTCTAATCAAGGAATCTTACCTGCGAGCGATGGATTAGTTTTCGGGCAGCTAGCCGAATCTAATGGGCTTATCACCATCGAATACTGCACGAAAGAGCAGTACAAAATTACAGGCGAAACACCCGGCGGTCAACCGATTTACGAGCTCGACAACGAGTTTAACTCCTTTGTTGTGGTCGCCGGTCCAGACCTCCCGAAAGTTATGCAAAACGGAACTGCGTTCGGAGTGGGTTCTACCGATTACGGCGACAAAGCCGGAATCTGTTTTGAAAACACAGTTCGCATCAAGAAGATGCACATTGAGTACACCGATCAGAGCCACGATTCGAGTAGCCCTAATACTTATTGCAAGCAGTGCATCAGCTTTCAATGCGGAGATACTGTAAACGATTTAGCCTGGCTGGATAGCGGAAACCGAAATGACACTGGATTATTAGTTGTAGACGCAACCGACGAGGCTGCTCAATCTTTCGACGGCACAACTCTCAGCATCACAGGTGCTAACACCGTAGAAATCGCTTCGCAGATGGGGATCAGAAGTTACTCAGAACCTGATGGGACTATGCAGGAAGAGTACAAGAAAAGCCCCATACGAATTGGCTTTGCGTTTGACATCCACGTAACTGGATCGCAGGGTGTTCAAGTCCAACACGGCTGGACGTTAGTTTTTGGTAATGCGACAGACGGTGAATTCGGCAGCATTAACGGTGAAGCATATCCAGTAAAAGCTGGGCAGACCTACCACATGCGTTACTGCAACACATTTCAAGTAGATTTGGATACGCAACCACGAGCGGCAAAAACATTTGTAGAAACGGGGTTCGTAATTGGACCGGGGGTACAGTACTAATGCCTTTTACTGAACGAACAATTATCACGGTTCCGGCAGGCGGCAGTGCTAGCGTATCGAAGATTCATAAACGCCCAATCTTCTTACCTGATGACGAGCAAGTTTCAACAGGAAAGCCGGGTGGTCGGTGTCTAACCTGCAACAAGCCGGTTGAATGTCCAATATGCAGCGAAGAGTGCCTAGCAAATTGGACTCTGCTCGTATACGGAGGTGACGACCAGGGCGACAATCCCATGTTTGGCGATTTCACGCGCCGTTACACGGTGAACTTGAGTTATAAGCCAGCAGACCAAAATATGGCTGGACATCAGATGCTTGGTGGAACCGCACGCACAGCCCCGATGACTTTTCCTGCAAACGCAGCCGGTGTGGGACCGTTTACAGGGCGATCAAATGTACATTACGACGGTATGATTACCCTGTCTGTAGGCGACTACCGGATGATCTCGAAAACACGAACCGCTTACAACACCTACGAATATATAAACCGCTTCGAAGGTTTTGGAATCTTCGTTTCAATTTATCGCTTTTGGGAACGGGGACCGGCCTGTACAACAAAGCCGAATAACAACGTTGTCGATGGCCCGTTGATTCGTTGGCCGTGGCGATATGCGTGGAGTTATCCATGCTCACCGATGGTCAACTACTCCCAATGGCTCTACGAAGCGTATCGCTGGCCGAAGGCTGCGGGAAATGCGATTGGCTGTTTCTATGACCGAGGGACGTACGGATCGGTCCCGGGACTGGGATGGATTTGCGACGATTGGGGCGGTCAGCAATGGGCCGTTTTTGGGAGGCCAGCTTCGATGGATTTTATCGATTCCCTCAATGAAAAGTTCGATTGCGATTCCTTCGCAGGTATAGAGCTCCCGCTGATAAAAAGTTCTAAGGAGGCGTGGACAGGCGTTAAGCGCATGAAGAATGTGCGTGATCCGAGCACGGGAAATTGGTATCAAACCCCCTACCCTTCGGAGTGGGAGGATTGGGGGGCTGACCCACCAAAAATAACGTTGTATCCGTCGGAAAAAGCACGCTACAAAAATGGAACTCCGATTCGGAGCCACACCGGCTTCGCAGGAGAAGGAGTCAAGTCATGACAAAGAAATATTCAGCAGCCAAAAAAGCGGCATCGTTCGCTGGCTCGGTGACGAAACAACTACTTAACAAATGCGAACTAGCTGACGAAGAGACGCAAAGCAAACGAGCGTTAATGTGTACTTTTTGCGAACACCTGAAAGGTCAGTCGTGTTCGATTTGCGGATGCAAGGTAATCGGCAGAGGCAATCTCGTAAAAACAAAATGGCCCAATGAAACCTGTCCTGATGGACGTTGGTAGAAGGAGAACGACATGGCGACAATTACTTGGCAGGGAACAACCTCTGCGGATTTCAACACGACTTCGAACTGGGAAGGAGATGTAGCCCCCGGAGCCGGGGATACTATCATATTCAGCCCAAACTATTCCAATCCGTTAACGGCAAACGTAGACCTCGGCACAACCGCAATCAGTGAGGTGGTTGTCGAAGCAGGTTACACCGCAGACATCGGGTCAGAATCCTTACCTTTTAAGGCGACCTTCTCGAAGTTTCGTTACTCGGGCTCGGGAAACATCTGGGTAGATTTTGGTACGAGCTCAGGTGTTGATCCGGTAGTTACACACAGCCTTCCGTTTCAAGCGGGAGAGTATGCTGTTCATCTACAAGGTGACATTGACAACCTTACTGTGTCGGGCGGCTCAGTGATAATCGCAGAGAACCAATCCGCTGCTGCAACTATCGCTTCGCTACATATGAGTGCCGGGCGAGTAAAGGTTTCATCCAGGACAACCACGTTTACAAGCCTAACGCTGACCGGAGGGCGAATCGACACGGACGCAACTGTCGGCACTGTCCGTCTAATGAATGGAACCCTGGTAACGGGTGAGACCGCTGTTGTATCAACTAGCCTAAAGACCTATGGGGGTCAGGCAGTGTTAAACGGAGCAGGAACCTACACCCTCGTCCAGGTAGAAGAAAATGGCATAGTGAATTTCACTGGTAACGGTTCGGCTAAAACAGTGACGACAATGAAACAGAACGGGGGAGCTCTGTATTACGATCCCGAGGTCATCACTATCACCACTGACACGGCTCCTGACCGTGTTGTCTTGAGGACTATATCAAATGTCTAAACGCAAACGATACCGTGCTGACGGCCAGTACTCAGGCAACCACAAGGTAGAAAAGAAAGAAGTTAAAGCAGCAGCTAAAAGCTCGAAGCTTGAAAGCAAAGCAACGCTCGCCTTAGCAAAAGCCCAGAAGAGAAAATGGTTAGCAATCCTGTTAGGTGTTTGTATTGCCGGTTATTTAATTATCAGTTCAGGAGCCGGTGGTGCATGGCTCGACAAAATGAAAGGACTCATCCCATGAGCGTAGTGAAAGACATAATCAAGGCGTTAAAGTCGAAGAGAGTAATACTCGCAGCGGTTACCGCAATTATCGTCGCAACTAATCAACAGCTTGGCTATCTCGATGAAGACATGATCACGAAAATTACAGCCCTCGCCGCTAGCGTCATAGTGGGCGACTCACTAAGGCCGACAAACCCCGACAAGGCCAAGTGAGACAGCCGCTCGCGCAGTTGCGTATCCCCAACGCTTGCTGGAAACTACGCCCCCCAGCAAACTGCGCAGCGGCTCCCCATACACCATGAGGAATTACCTAATGACAGAGTTTGTAGAGATTGTTAATTCACTGGGTCTGCCGGTTGGCCTAATACTAATTGTGATAGTCGCTATTTGGCGAGTAGCTAAATACCTTGCGCCCCTGGGCGAGAAGGTGGTCAGCGAACACGTTGTGTTTCTTGATGCGACGAAACAACAACAGAAGAGAACCGTAGACGCAATCGAAAAACAGACGGAACTCCTGGCGGGGATCAGTAAAACCAACCAATCTCTTAGCCACCTAGCTGATGCGGCTGCAAATGTTTTAGATGAGAACGACAAAGCAGCAAGGGTCTCGATCACTCGAATGCGTGACGTGCTCGGAGACTGAAACCGCAAATTTTTGAACGAGCTTTTACGCCTATGCGGGTTTTGGTTTTTGATATTTACCAAAATCATATTTTCTTTTGCGCTGCGACAGCATGCCACTTTGTCATGTGTCTAAAACTCATACATTAGCCGTTGTATCACTTTGATTACGTAGCAATTTTCAACACGAATCGGTGTGCTATTCAACGCAGCCCCGCTCGTGATTAATCGCAAAGAAACCAGTGATTTTTACTATTGAATTTGTGTTGGTCTGTGCGATAACTTCTGTACAGCGTTAAACAGCTTCTTATAGAAAGGTACAAACATGAACGATCACGATAAGTTAATCTCAGCAGTTGAATCGTTACTAAACGATATCTCAGAGATGCGGGTTTCAGATAATTGGTACGGCTCTTTCAGCGAATACCTAGAGGTCCCGACCGAATTCTTTGGTGGGTTCTCAGCCAATATCGAATGGCCTAACCTCAGTATCAGTACTGAGGCTGTGGAGCAGGCATTAGAAGCTTTCACTAAATCCGTTTAAGAGAGGTACTACCAATGATTCATCACACTATATTTAAAGTCGACGTTACACGAATCGATCTACCTGAAAGGTGGGGCGTGGAAGTGTGGACAGATTATTTCACTGGCCCGGGTTTGTGCGAGTGGTTTAGCAAACGTCACGGGCCCCGTTGTCACGAGGTTTGGGCCGTGCAGGAAGAGATCGAATCGAGGCACGATAACATAGAGCTCACGCCGATCGTTTTGAACATGAGATCGGATCAGGTTATTACAAACGACGATTAATTATTAACTCTAAAGAAAGGTACAAACAATGACTACGATTACATTAAACAGATTTCAGAACGCCGGTCCAGACCACTCGTGGGGCAACAATGTGTTTGCCCACAGTCGTTTTGAAACAGCGATGCTTTGGCTTACCGGAGAAGTTGATCACCTTTCAAATTACCTGTGGAGCGATTATCTCCCGGAGATGATAGAAGCTGGCAGGGTCATTAACTTTCTATCGGATAGCTGCGGCCAGTTCATGCTGCTCGAAAAGCATAAAGACCTTGAAGAAGGGTTCACGATTTCGAGAGAGTGGTGTACCACACCCAAGCATTTAAGATTTCATCAGGCTGATTTTGAAGAGTGTGCTTGGAGGGTCGGCAATCGAGACCATCAGGTAGGTACAACTATTGAGGCTTGTGGGATCTCGCAGCTTTTGGATGTTCTGCATTGGATGGAACAGGGCGTAATAGCACACCCCGAAATGAAGTATAACCACTGGGATGGTGTGGAGGATTTTTTCACTCTGGCCATAAACGCTAACTAATTTTTTGAAAGGTACATAACGATGAAATTAGAAACAGCAATTAGAACGAACGACAGAGTCGTCTGGGACGCTCCACAATTCGAGGGCAGTTATCGCAAACCAAAGTACGTTGGGACGGAGAGGCTTTCTGGGGTGGTCGTAAGGCACTCTTACGGTGAGAAACGTGGACAACACACGTTCACGATTAAACTCGATGACGGGTCGACAAAGAGGGTAAAGGGGCGTAACCTTTACCCCAACCTCGTGACTCATGAACCCGATCCTAATTCCCCCGATAGAAAGGTACATACAGATGAATAATAATACGCCAGAAGGCTACGACGATTTTGCGATGGACGCTCTCATCATTTGGGATTACATCTTAGACTGTCCATGGCCCACACCCTTTAGAGAAGGCATACAAGAGTTCCGCAAACAGAACGGGGTGTATGCTACCCGCCAGTGGGTTATCGATGCTAGCGTGCAGATCCAACTAGGATTCCAAGATGCGTTTGAAGTTTCGAAGGAACACGTTGCGGAGCTTGGAATTGCATATGATTATGAATGGCTCCCGTCATTGTTGGAGGATGCCTATAAACATTTCCTTCACAATACCTGTGAACGTATGGAATCATGGTGCGACTATGATTATCTCCGGTCGTATACTAAGGACCATTATTTGGAAACTTTAAAAATGATGCGTGCTGACGTTCGTATAAATAAAATCCGAGAGGAACAAAACGATGGATAGGGTGGCGTTGTGGCAATTCCCGGACGAAGATCTCGAAGCTTGGCAGCATTTCACAGGTAACACGTTTACCTTGAATGAGTATAAAACGCAGCTCGCATATTTAGCGGAGTCAGCCGAAGAGATGGGGTGTCGAATTCAACTGGTAAGCGCAAGCGTAGCAGAGATAGCTGAAGAGCTCGCGCACCGGGGTTTGGATAACACGACTGAAAACAGAGCCCGTGTAATCAGCGAACTATCAACAAAAGAGGAAGGTGATTTATGAACGCTGAGGATAGGATCACTACACTAGTAGCAATGCTGGTGGAGTCCACCGGCTACGATGATGATACTAAAGAACGGATCTACGATTTAATCATGAGCTCACTGAGCTCACGGCCAGAGGGCTTTCAGATATTAGTAGACAACTTCGCAGAATTATTAACGAGAGATTTTAATTTAGATAACTGAGGGATCGTAAATTTTTGAACGAGCTTTTGCGCCTATGCGTAAATTTGGGTTTTGAAATTGACCAAAATTTTGAAAACTTTTTGGAAAACCGATTTGTCATTTTGACATGTGTTGGATTTTGAGTCGATTTTAAAAATGTCAATTTGATCACGTTCTAAAATTAAACAGATTTTGACAACCAAAAGGGGGGGCCGTCAAACAATACGGGCCCCCCTTTTTACGTCATTATTTTAGTAGACCACATGAATTTTGCCGATATACTTATTGACGTTACATAACACTTCTTAAGAAAAGGTACAAACCAATGAAGAACAATTTAGAATTAGGCAACGGTGTTTATCAATTGAAATTCCATGAAATGGAAAATTGGGTAATGGTTCAAATTAATGACCCCCGGGATTGTATGACAATTAGAATTACCCCCGATGAAATTGAACTACTTAAACAATACTTAGACACCGTTCAATAAATCCAGGGCATTAAGAAAAGGTACAAACCAATGACGCCTACAATCAATTTTGAAAACAACAAACCAGTAGTTTTTTTACCTAGTGGTACAAAATTAAACCGGCACTTTAAATTGAAAGAGGACCAATTTATCAGGGTCAAAAACCTACTTGCAGCAGGTGACACGAACACAAAATTAAATAAGTCTAATAAGAGTAGTAAAAGAATATAAAACGTACGGTTTAAGCTTGTCACCCCATAAACTCGGCAACTACCCGGGCAACAGGTGGAATAATTGTGAGAATGCTTCACCGGCCTGCATTAATGCTTGTATTCATGGTTCCGGTTTAGGGGGTGTTTTTGAGTCTATTGCCATTAGTCGATTATGTAAAACTATTGTTTACCAATTATGTAATAAGTGGTTCCTAGATAGATTAGATAAAGAGGTTCACAATAAAACCATAGCAGCACAAAAGCAAAATCACTTAGTGGCTATTCGGCCCAATGTTTTTAGTGATCTGGCTTTTGAAGAAACCGGGATTATTGATAACCACCCGGGGGTGCAGTGGTACGACTACACAAAGGACCCCAATAGGGCCGGGGCATTGCGTGAAAACTATTGGGTAACCTTTAGCAGGTCAGAAGTTAATGAATGGCACACCACCCGATTATTAAACCGGGGGTATAATGTTGCAATTGTATTTGGACACCCTGAAAAGAGAAACAAAACGGTACTGCCGGACACCTACAAGGGGCATGAAGTTATTAACGGTGACCTAGATGATTTACGTTTTAGGGACCCCCGTGGGGGCATAGTGGTAGGCCTAGAATTGAAAACGCATTCACTTAAAGAATATCAAAAAGCCATTAAATCAGGGTTCCCGGTTTTAACTTCTTAGAGCTCTTATAATTCCACTGGTTTTAAATATGCCCCCGGGGTTTTTGCCCCGGGGGTTTTTGTTTTGACGGTGTCCAAAATCGTCCAGGGGGATTTAAAACCAGTAGCATTTGAAAATTTTTGAACGGGCTTTTGCGCCTATGCGAAAATTGGTTTTTGAAATTGACAAAAATTTTGAAATTCGGCGCGCACGGGCCGTTTGCCAATTTGGCATATGTCTGATTTTGCCCCGGTTTTTAGATTGTCAAAATGTCATGCTGCAAAATCAGCCAATTTTTAGAAACCATAGGGGGGGGATTTTACAGGCCCCGGACACCCTGCAAACCGTCATTTTAATAGTAGCTAAACTATAAATAGCCGATATACTTATTGACGTTAACTAAACACTTCTAAAGAAAAGGTACAAACAAATGAAGTATGAAGTATTTGATACTCGAACGGGCTCTATCATTTTCACCACCCGTTATCAGTGGATTGCTAAACTTGCAGTAAAGCTTATCCCGGACAATGGCCACCTAGACTATGCGTTGCAAGGTGACGTTTTATATTTTGATCATGAAGGGGTAGATGCTGCTTTAGAGTATTACCTAATTAAAGATATTGAATACGCATATGAACTAGCCCACCTACAAATATTACAGGGTAACTATTCATTGAATCGATTATTCGATCAAGCACAAAAGGTATTGAGCCAATCTAAGGCAACTACCGTTGGTCAATTACAGGCCACCGGCCACCATGCCTAACAAAATCCAGGGGGATTTTAGACAAGCTAATTAAGTAAAGGTACAAACCAATGAAATTAGAAACAACAAAAACCACAACATTCTATAGAAACTTAAACGGGACCAATGGCAACAAATGGTCTATCAAGAGCCCCGGACACAATGAAGGCCGGGTCATACACTCTAAAGCCATTACTGCCGGTAGTGTGACGATTAAACAGGGTAGTGGCAAAGCTTTCGAGAAGTGCTTAGAGGGTGGACACCGGGCCGTATTTGCTTGGTTCAAAACAAAGGACACCGTATGGACCGAGTGCAGTGATATAGTAAAGGGACATATTGAATCGGGGCACGACATGCAGGGCCGTACAATCGAACGTGTGCGATTCAATCCAACTAAGGGGGACCGGTATTTTACGATAGGGGGTGAAAGGGTGGACCACCTATCCCGGGTGTTCTGTTTAGAGAACGGTGATTGTTACGGAATACGGTAAAAATTCAAAACCGGGGGGGCCAAATGGCCCCCTTTTTTTATGCGCCGATATATTTTCTTCATAATATGTTGGCTTTTCTTTTGTCCGGGGGGCATTCTATACCCCCTTTTATGGCCCTGTACGCCATTCTAAGGACCTGCGTGAAAATATGAATATAAGTTCATATTGAAATTGAACGCGCTTATACGAGCCTTATAGAACGGTTTAAATTGATAGGCCCTAAAATTGTATCAAAATAGGGCGGTTTTGATTGGTCAAAATTTCGACCGTCCCAAAATCGAACACCTGCCAATCTGGCAACCCCCCTTGGTGGGGGGGTCCTTCTGGCGCGGTCGCGCCGACAG